GGATAGCAATATCAAGAAACTGGTCGAAGCTAATACCCCAGTCAATTTACTGCAAGAGAAAGGATTGGATGGAACTCCTATCAGGCATTACATACAGCTTCAAATAAAGGACGGAAGCGAAAATTATCAATTCTTCGATGGACATGCGGTTATCAAGCTCTCCGAGCAAAAGAATATCCTGTTGACCAAGGTACAAGGTCGGGATCTCACACGTAAGGAATATATCTCTGGAGGGGACTATAATATCACCATCACCGGGAAGATAGTCAGTCCCTACCAAGACGTATATCCGACAAAAGAGGTCATGGACTTGATAAAGATATTGAAGCATAAGGACGTGGTAACATGTCAATCCCCATACCTCGATATGTTTGAGGTCAATACCATCCTAATACTATCCTATGATTTACCACAAGCCATAGGATTCTCAAATGTCCAGAATTACACGATTAACGCAGTGTTCGAGAGAAATACGGAGGCATTGAAATATGAGGAGGGAGAGAAACAAAAGATTTTATCCGCAAAACAAATGATGCAAGAGGAGATCGCCAAACGTGAGGCTTGGTTAGCCGCCAACCCAGAGCAAGTTGTTTCCAAGGCCAGCTTAAAGGATTATCTACGCAAGTTCAACCCCAAACAATTCATTCAATTACAAAACTGGATATAATGGAAATACATGGCTTAAGCATACTGAATTGTCTCATCACAATAGGGGACGAAGATCCTAACGATAAACTGAACATCTTAAATAAGGTCACTGTCAACGAGGTTGTCAATCTCCAGATCAAAGACTCCTATCAGACACTCATAAATTCGGCCACCGTAGAGTTCACGAGACAGATCACGGTCAAGTCCTCTTTGAAAGACGAGTTCGGAACCAGAGAGGTCAAGCTTATGGGCGACAAGGATAGCTTGTTCAAAAGAGGCAAGCGTATCAATATAAAACTTTGCTACGGAATAGACGAGAATCTCAAAACGATGTTCGATGGATACATAACCTCTATCGTTTCAGGAAATCCTTTCACCCTTGAATGTGAGGATATGGGATATATATTAAAGCAGACAGCGCTAGATCCGATAAAAACCAGCGCAAAAGGTACCAAGATAAATGAATTTGTACCAACGATACTGAAAGGCACTGGAATAGAGCTTCACCCCAGCACGAAAGAGATGAACATGGAGATAGGCCAGATTATCTATCCACAAAGCTGTACGGCAGCGGATATATTGAACAGGTTCAAGAAATGGGGTATCATGTGTTATATGAGAAATTATAACGGTATTCCTCATCTAGCTATAGGCAGAACATTCTTTTCTGTCAATACCTCTGAATCGTTACTGAAAGACATGCCGGATACTCCTTATGATATAGAGTTTGATGAGAACGTGGCAGAGGATAATTTATCCATCCACAAATTAGATCCAGCACTCATCGCCTTGGAAGCGATAGCCTTGTACCCCAACAACTCAATGTTCAAGGCTACAATAAGAAGAGATCCTAAAGATCTCTCTAAATTTCAAGTAGTAAATGAGACAAAGATAAGTAAGAACCAGTTAAAGAACACTTTATTATCAGAATATGACAAAAACAACAATCTCACGAACCAATACGGCGGCAAGAACACCAAAATCGATCTTTCTGCTTATAATATTCGTACTTTTCATGAATATAACGTCAACCGTGACACTCTTATCAAGAATGCTGAAGCGAAATTCGGAGAGATATCCCAGACCGGAATCGATGGAGACCTTACGATCTTCGGTGATTTTGGATTACAAGCTGGATGCAAGATACGGCTGACGGATAACCTCAATCCCGAGCGAAACGGAACTTACGTGGTAAGCGAGGTAATAACGACTTTCGGGGTAAAGGGGTATAGGCAAAAATTAAAGATACCATATAAATTAAGCGATAAATAATGGCAGACCAGAACAAACTATCAGAAGCGCTGAGACGGATCGTACAGGCCCCGGAGAATAACTTGATGATATTGCACGGCTTTGTAGCCAAATATACGCCGGGAGATAATGGAGTCATAGGAACCATAGATTTCATTTCCATGGATGGGACGGTAAGGATACCAGAAATTCCATTGAATGCCATTCCCGGATTAAGCAAGGGCCAGATGACTATTCCTACCATCAAGTCTGACGTGACAGTATTATGGGCGGTAGGAACCGGTAACGCCTCTATCTTATCCTTCTCCCATATCGATACCTACAATATCATCTCAACCAAAGAAGTAAATATAGGAGTCACCAGCGAAACTCCTAACGATGAGGTTGACTATAACGAATTGGAAGATGACGGGAACAAGAGCAAAACCACATATACCAACTCATCAATAACCTCTATGGTCTCGAACAAGACCGACTCAGCCACTCAAACCATCGCTCCCGACAAGATAACATCAGAGATAGGATCGTCCAAAAGAGAGATCGATAAGGCCCAAATAAAGGATACCGTAGAAGGCTCGTATGAAAAGATCGATCCATCTGGGGTAACACTGGAGGGGAAAACAATAAATATCGGAGAGGGAGCGACAGAGCCAGCGGTATTGGGTACGCAGCTTGTGACCCTCATGATGAAATTCATAACCGAATGCTCAAAGATAACCACCCCTACCATGCTAGGGACGATGCCAATCATCAATCTCGCTAATTTCACATCGTTCCTCTCCGAGTGTAATTCATTTCTATCACAAACCGTAAAAGTAAAATAATGGCAGAAGAGATAATAGACCCTAACAAAGGGCTTATTGATATGCCAGATTTGGCAGGATCAGAGGTTTGTAAAAACTTGTATGAAAGTTTTTATGCTAGTATCAAAAGTAGTCAAGGCGATGCTCTCGAAGGTTTACCAGAACAGGATCAAATAGTGATCAATAACAAGATAAAGAATGCCGCCTATAACCTCGCCTCTCCCATAGCGAACTGCATAGGAACCAGCGAGCCTTCCGAGCCTCAACTAGGTACTTTCGTCAAAAAGACAGGAGATAACATGTCTGGAAGGCTAGGTACGTTATTCGGGTTTCAAACTGGAGAAGATGGTAAAATATTCTTCCAAACCAAGCAAGAAAAGGAAGGAGCTATCATAAAAGATCAGTACATATCGATTGAAGAAAAACTTAAAATAGATAGCCATAACCTATTTATCGACAATAAGATATTATTCAATCATTTTTCCAGAGACAGTGACAAAAAAGAAATACTAGAGATAGATGGAGGAAATATTGTTGATTTCAAGGAATCGAGCATACAAATAACCGGAACACTGAACGCCAATAGCCTCAGTGTATCCAACGATTCCTTTACCTATTCCAGCAATACCGTCTATCACGCCGGTAATTCCAATAAGGAAGATATCGATTGGACGATGAAGAACTCGAACGTGAAAGGCAGTTTGCTTGTGGAAGGCAACAGTACGCTAAAAGGACTTCTAACCTCCTTACAAAAAGTTGAGCTTGGATCCAATAACAATGTCATCCTATATATCAATGATGATGAAAACATGGAGGTTAACGGAGATATTGAGCTAGGTAAGACATATAAGATCAAGATCGACAAAAAAGATGTTCTTGGATGTCCTTCAGAAAATAATATCCAGCTATCATCTATAGGCGGCTCATTGATACTAGGAAGTGGAGATGATAGTACCACCAATATACGGCTATGGAATACCCTTACTACCTATGCTGGAGACCACAATCTAATCGATAAGTTTGGCAACGCCTCTTTCATGAACACGTTTGAGGCTGGGTATGGATTCGGTAATAAGCTTCTCAGTACCGCTGAAAGTTCTGTCGTTATCCACGAAAAATTACGATTCGGGGATGATACTGGCCCATTCATATCAGCTGACACATACGGAATCGGATTGGAAGCCAAGTACATGAGAGGAGAATACAATGCCACGCATAGAACTACTATCAATATCGGGCAATCAACATCTATTTACCAAGATCAATCCCGAAACAGCGAGAGCGTATTTATAGGCTCAACCGCTGATTTTTTCACGTTCAACAACCCTATAGAGGCAAAAGACTTTATCGGTATAACTGAATCGACAACCAGACTTTCCGATAATACGCTATTCTTTACCGACAACACTCACCTAGTCAATGTCGTAGATGTTGATGGAACAACCGGAATTGGGATTAGACATTACGGAGATTCCTATTTTATGGACAATTTATCATCCGAAAGATTCTCTACCGGTTTCGCTGGAGAGGGATGGGCGATCAGGAAAAAGCTAGATACAGGAAATGTAGAGTTAACCGTAGATGAGGCCGTGATCCGTAAGAAAATGAGAGTTTACGAGCTTGAGATCCAAAAAATAAGCGTAGTCAACGGCTCTCTCTGGGTAAGTGACTCATGTAGCGCAGATAAAGTAACAACAATACCATAAACTTATGTCATTAATCAATTATACGAAGTACAAGATCTCTATCGATCCTAAATCAAAGAAAATACAAGGATTACAAGCCGGGGATATCGTCAGAAGACAATATTTTGACGGAAAGAATACTATATACAGCTTGATGGCTGTTCTCGATACAGGAATAGATAAGATCGCCAACGAGAACGGGGTACTGGAGGATTCGCCTTATTTCGTGGGAGCATTGCTAGACGGAGATATTCCCTCCAGCGATCAAGTGTTGGATTTCGCAAGGATGACCAATCTTTTCAACGCAGACAGAAGCGGAGCCTTATACTTAACGGCAAGTGATTCTGAAGCGCCTTATATGAGTGTTCTTGACAAACTTGGAACCGAGAAATCGTTGTGTATCCCTTTCTTGCCGGGAAACACCCCTAATACAGCATCCAAGGATAAATATAACGCAATCCTTAATACCGGAAGCTCATGCTCTTATGAGAAATACCTTGATGGCGCTTATCGTGTATTCTCCATCAGCAAGGCATCATCTGGAAACGCAAGGATAAAGACAACCTTCGAGGATACATTGAACACCCAGAATGTTGTTGTTATATCATACAAGATCAAGGCAAGTTGGACAATAGCATCTCTCCCATTCAAGTTCGGATATACGGACGATAGCAAATACGAGGCTGAGGGAACCATTAGCGCATCGACTGAATGGGAATACAGGTTTCATCTGGTGAACATTGATCAAGCGCAAAGAGACACAAGAAGTTTCTCAATCATTCTTGATGGTGTTCCAGCCTATACGACCGTATATATCGCCGAGCTAAATATCATCAAGTTATCCGACATAGCCAATTTCACGAACGCAAACAAGGCTACCATCGGAAAAATCGGGCAAATAGTAGATCCCGTGTTTGGTACGCTCAAGGGTTATGGTGTCTACTCCCAAAACCTCTACGCAACCCAGAACGTTGGTATAGCCGGTACGTTAACCGCTGGCGATGAGAATGGATTCTCCAGTACTTTCTATGCAGGAAGAATACAGAAGAACTTGATGCGAAACAGTCTTGAATGCGATTTTCAAGGCACAGCAACACTACTAACCAATGAGAATCTACCGGCACGCATTGGTAACGCATACAAGTTTACCACCGTAAATATGCACACGTTGGTTTGCAGGGAAGCGGGCTGGGCATCAGCGAACAAAGACAAGATTGTCACTTTCTCTATATGGATCAAGGGAACAAAAGATTTAACCGTAAAGATCTATCAAAACACGAACTTGATAGACTCTTTCGAAATAGAGGCTGGATGGCGTAGATATACGACCACATTCCCTGTATATTCCACTGCAAACGAACTTACCATGAGATTCGAGACTACGGAGCAATTGATAGTTTGCTCACCTCAGCTTGAGTTTGGAGAATATGCCACCCAGTACCAACCAACAGATGACACATTATCTGAAGACAGCGAATCCTATGGCTTTTGGGCATGCAAGGGAGGTATAGGTGGTACGATCCAGAACCCCTTACTGAGATTTTGTGATGATGGTTCTATACGCTCCAGAAACGATTCATTCATAATAAAAAGCGATGGAACAGGACAGTTTGCAGATGGTCGTTTCGCATGGACAAAAGACACCATAACATTACAAGATGTAACGATTAGGTGGGAAGATCTTACCCAAGAGGCCCAAAATAATCTTTCAAGCAAGGGCGTGAGAATCACTGGTAGAAACGTATTCTATTATGATAAGGATGGTACGGTAGATAGCAACATAACAGCCTTAGAGGCCGAGGAGATAAATATCGTTCCTACGAGCAGGAAATGGGAATACCTATCTCCCAATGGATTTTGGATTAGCGCAGGAAGCGCCTCTACCTCTCTATTGTTGAGCGATACATCTAGTATCTGGAGCCAGAAGAACAACCTATCTATCAAATATACGGCTATCGTCAACAATAAAGAATACTACGACCTGATTAGCGTATATAAGGTATACAATGGGGTTGACGGCATACGGGGAGAAGACGGGATCGGGATTCTATCCATAGAAGAACTGTACGCCGTATCATCCAGTAAAACTACCCCACCTTCCGGATGGGATGGGAATATACCAGAGATGACACCAACGAACAAATACCTATGGAACAAGGAGAGGATTAACTTTTCGGACGGCACAAAAAAAGAGAGCGTACAAATCATAGGCGTATATGGGGATACCGGAGCAACTGGTAACGGTATATCTTCCATAACCAACTATTATTTGGCAACAACAGCGTCATCCGGAGTCACTACCAGTACCTCTGGATGGAGCACGAACGTCAACTCACAAGTTATAAGCAAAGATAAACCATATCTATGGGGCTATGAGGTAATCAAATATACGGACAATACCAGCAAGACCTCCGTCCCGCATGTAATAGGTCATTTCGGAAAAGATGGAGAGATAGGCCAACCCGGAAAAGATGCAAACTTATTAGATTGGGTCAATGATTGGAATACCAACAAGACGGAGATCAATGGAAATCAAGTTATAACCCCTAAGATATTCGCTGGAACAAAGAACTCAGATGGAACATTGACAGGGTTGGCGTTAGGAAATCTTCCATTAAAGGTAGCCAATCCTTCCGGAGGATACGTGACACGAACAATCAATGGTATCTATGGATTCAATAAAGGCAAGAACACTTGGTTTCTTGACTCCGTGGGAAACGCTCAATTAGGCGCAGACAAACAATATATCAAATACAACTCATCCACCGGAAAGATTGAGTTCGGGGAGGACGTGGTGCTAAGTTGGGGAAACATGGACTATAATGGATACAAGGATATCATGGATAACCAGATAAAACATACGGATTTCAAAGAGTATACAAAAGACGAAACAACCAACATTTACAC